TGCTGATGGTTTTGTCCACATAATTATGTCCCCTTTCATTGAGATTTTTACTACAAGTATAATTATACGCTTGAGGGATCAATAAGAGGACAATGGAGGATTAGTTTATGCTAGTGAAATTTATTAAAATATTTATATCATTTTTAGCTATATTTCTTGCTTTAGGAATATATCTACATTATGATTTGATAAAAGAGCAACCTAGACCAGAATATATTTGTCATAAAGGTAGTTTAATTAAAGCAATGGAAATAAGTAAAATCTATTTAAAAGTTAAAGATACTCAATGTGAAATATTTGAGGATTTAATTATTATTGATAAGGAGGTAAAAAAATGAGTGACCCAATTAATCCAGACCATTATAAAAGAGGTGGTTTAGAAACAATAGAAATAATGAAAAAGAAACTTACTCCAGAAGAATTTAGAGGTAAGTGTAAAGGTGACCAATATAAATATCTTGATCGAAGAGGTTATAAAGTTGAAAAAGATGTTGATGAAGAGACTTGGTTAAGAAATTGCATACAAGAGTGTGATAAACAAAATTGGTATTGTGATGCAGAAAAACAATCTTATCAAGAAAGACTTAATCAAATACTTGAACAAAAAGCAAGAAGGCATGGGTCTCCAGTGATTGATGAGGATTGGATAGAAGATTCATTGCATGACGAAAATTAAGTTACAGGGTAAGGTTTGTCACGTATGTGGTAGTCCAGCAAAGTTTTATCACCGAGAACATAACAAATGGTGGTGTGGGATAGATTTCTATAAATTGGAAGGGTTATGCAAGAATGCAAAATAGAAAATTAATTATTAACGGTGATCATTTTACAGTAAATTGTTTTAAAGAAAGTGATGGGTCTGTGAGGATAGAGATCAGTCACGATATTACTGGTAAACATTTTAAGATGTTTCCAGACAACAAAATCAACATTAATGAGTGTTGATATGAAAGGAGTCGAATATGCTTTCAGGTTTAGTTTGGTGGGAAAAGTTCTTGGTTGTGAGTTTTACTGCGCTCATAGTCACGCTTCTTTAAATCCCAGATTAGTTGTAAGTAGTATTTGATTTTATTTGTTCTCTCCAAGTCTTTAAGTTTGTCTAGGAAGTCTACTCTTTTAGAGTAAGATTTCTTAGATAGACTTAATGCTTCACAATAAAGCATCCATTCTTTACTATAATTATCTACTTGGTTACCATCAGGTAATGTTTTAATCGTCAAGTTTGGGTATGTCTGCATAGATAGAGTCTACTATAATCTCTATGCTTGCACCACTATCAAGATAAATTGTCATTGTATCTTCACCATAGGTTATGACAATCTCTTCGATTGTGCATCCAGTCATATGTTCTGCAATTTCTGTAATGTCCATAATTTTTACCTTATGCTGACAATTGATTCTGATTTTCTTTTTTCTTTGATCCCCTTGTTGCTTCTTGCCCACGATCCACATGACATGCACCTATATTGTTGGAAAACTTGAGTGTTCGTTTTTTTAAAACCACGTTTATTAATATGAGAACTGCCACAAGTAGGACATACATTAACTTCTGAATATTCATTATGATTAATATACCCACCTAACCATGCTTCTAGTTTTGTGTAAAGTTTTTCTAATAATAAGGTATCTTGTTCGTTATACTCTTGCATCAACATTCTTGCTTCTGGATTTTTCTTTTCTACATCATTCCATAGATCCATTCCAGAATGTTTTATCTTTGAACCTATGCCTAACTCTTGTGCTACGTTATCTAATTTATTAGATATAAATCTAAAGTTTCTTTTAATTACTCGAAGTAGGTCAATCTGCTTATATGGACTGGGTGGTGGCATACCTAACAATAAGAATGATCTATTGATCTCTTTACAATCAAATGCCTGACCATTGTAATGCACTACCGCATCTGCTTCGTCTAATAAATTCCAAATATGTTTTACCATCTGTTTATGAGTAGATGTCCAATCTGAATCAAATATGATTTCTGGACTATCTTTCCACTTAGCAGACCAACATATCATTTTTCCACGACTAATGATTTGATTTAATCCAGCATTAATATTCCATATACCCCATGTGGAAATAACCGATGCTTTGGTTTCGATGTCAATAAATAAAATTTTCAAATGGTCTTGCTCCATTTTTATCAATGATTAATGCACTATTTCGTGGATTATCCTTGACAAATGATATGTGAACCCATCTGCCAAATTCTAAAATTACTTGATCGTAGTTAATTTTTGAAGTGTGCTTAATAATTTCTTCCACCACGCTACGAGGGTTTCCGAAACTTGGCGCAATGAAGTCCACAGCATTTCCAGTAGTGTGTTGGGAAGTTCTCTTACTTCCCAAATGATCATTAAGAACATGACAACGGAAACCACTACTAATAAGCATAGGACAACGTAATATACTTCTAACATCTTCTAATCTCCCTGAAAGAAATTTTAAATTATCAATAACTTCAACTGTAGGTGTATTGTCAATACCTAAACGCACTGCTGTTTCAGAATGCGTTAATTCTTCTAATGTAAAATTAGGACTTAAGTTCATTTAGTTAAACCTTTACTTTTTTCCCAACTTCTCAATCCTGCCATACCTAAAAGGGCAAATGTTAACTCCATTAAAACATCAGTTTGCAACAAGGGCAACACTGTATTATTACCCATAAGCACTAATATCCATTGCAAAATAGGTTGTAATAAAAATATCCAAGCAAAAGATAAACTTGCTACCCAACCTAAACATGGTCTCCATCCAGCAATAAAAATAGATCGATGTTGCGCTTCTGTTTTATTGATATCTATCTGACCAAGATTAATTTCATGTGATTGCTTTTCTGCTAGTGTTGCAATCTCATGTGCTAACTTATTCTTTTGGTCTTTGTCTTCTATAAACTTATCTAATAAACTTGCAACTGGTGCAATTAATGCTGTCCACATATTAACTCCTAAATTTCGTTTTCATCAAAACCTAATTCATCTGCTATCAATTTTCTTAACTCTTTAAAATGTTTATCATGCTTTAAATAAGAGTGACCATAAAGATGGTTAGTCATATGGATAATTTCATGTAATACAGATTTAATTACACTACTTAAAAATCGATGTCTTTGTGGGCATACACCTATTGTGTGTGGGTCTGGAGTATAGGATGCCATGCAGTTATCTTTCATAGGAAGTATTTCAAACTCTACTTCAAATGATGGAGGTAACCCAATATCTCTAAGAACATGAGTTGATATAAGCATATCGTATATTGATTCTAATGTTCTTATATCTAATTTCATTATTTAATAAAATTTATCAATAATGTGATCTAGCAACTGCATAATTTTTTCTATAATTGCTGTTAATCCAAAAAAGAAATAAAAGAAAAAAAACAGAACTGGAACAATAAACAGTTTAAATAAACAATATATGATGTCGTATACTATACTCATTTGTCCATCCAGTGTCCAAAAATAAAACCAGACACTGCGATTATCATACCAATTAACCACATCATTGCTTTTTTGCCACCTTTAAATTCATCTAAAGTGCTTTTAATGTCATCGATGGATTTATCCATTTTGTCCACTTTATTCATAATATGATCTATATCTTTTTTCATATGCTCAATTTCTGCTGAGTGAACTGCTACTGCTTCTTGAACTTTCTCCATCAGAATCCTTTCTTTTTGGTGCGTTGTATAAGTTTATTGGAGGTAAATATAATAAATTCCACACTATCTGATACCTGTTCTATTAGGAACTGGATTCTCAAATACCATTTGTTGAGTATTAATTCCATATTGACCAATGCCTTGACCAACAACATATGGATTTACTACAGCATTTCTAGATCTCATAATAAGGTCAGAAATAGCTTTATATGCTTTTTGTATATCAGTGTCATTAAGACTATTAAATATTTTTAATATTTCTTTTTTATTAAATGTAGATAAATAAGAAACAACTTCTGCATTAATTCGCTCAATTTGTCTCTCATTAACATCCTGTGCGTTTCTGTTAAGAAAATTCATAACCTTTTGAGCAAGGTTTGTATTTGCTTCATACTGCGCTTCCATTACCTTGCGCATTGCTTCAGTTCGAGGTTGTGTTTGTGAACCTTGTAGCGCACGATAAGTGTTATACATATCAGATTCTATCTTAATGTTTTTTACAAACTCTCTAAAACCTTTTTGATTGTCACCAAAAGTTTCACTAATTAGTCGCAATTTAGATGGGTCAGTAATAAAATATCTGGTAAAGTCTTTGCTAGTTAATACTTCTTCACCTTCTTGCATCATACCACCAAGTTTATCTATAATGCTTCTAACTGCACCAGATCTAAATGCTTCTCTTTCTGCTTCAGACATATTTTTTATAAGCAATGCTATGTTTTCTGCGTGTTCAGGATTTCTTGTATACAACTCATCAGATCTTAATTTAAATAAATTTAAACCATCTGTGTATGCTTTTTCTGTTCCTCTTAAACCTGCATAATAATTTCTAGCATTTTTATACTGTGGATTTGCTTTATCAAACATTTTTAAAAATGTATTTTTAGAATCTACATACGCTCTAAGTATGTTTCCCTTATAACCTTCAGTGTTAATATATGACTCAATGGTATCGTCCAAACCCATTTTCATATTATGCAGAAATTCACTTGGTATTGCTTTCAGTATCTTACCATTCTTCATTACAGTTCCATCTTTTAATAAAGTGTATTGTAAGAAGTCTTTACCATAACCATAAGATTGTGCTTGTGCTAAATAATTTGCTTTTTGGAACGCTTCTTGAAATTGTGGTGTTGTAAATAAATCTTGCATAGATACATCAACACCATCAATATTGTATTTGTAGTCTGGTTTTACATTTATTTTAAAAGCACGCTTGTAGTTTTCAGCACCAGTAACAGATTTTAATTTATTAATAGCATTTATTTCACTAAATATTTCACCAGTTCTACCAAATGCTTGCTTAACGTCTGTTTGAAGTCTTTGCATTTGACCACTACGTCTATTTTTAAACCATTTTCGAGCATTACCCATATCTGTAGTAGGTAATTGTCTAAATATATCTAGCAAAGATCTAGTCTCATCATCTAAGTCTGCAATAGTAAATGGTTTTGCTGAACCTTTATCACTAAAAATTTGCTTTGCTTTTTCTAATTGAGTAATGTCGTATTGTTTGCCTGTTGATCTATTAATAAAATCCAACAATGCTTCATCTGTAGAACCATAACCACGCTCTAATGTTTCTTTTAAAAACTTCTTCGCTTGTGCTGTTTCAAAAAACTTTTGTGGTTTAAATGCATCTATTGTTTTTTCAATACCAGTAGATATTACTGGACTAGCAAGACCAAATGCAAGACCTGCTCCAGTTCCTAAACCAATACCAGCACCAGTAGATATTGCTTGTTGATATGGATCACCTTCACCATAACCAAAACCTGCTAAACCACCATACAAGGCACTTTTACCTGTTAACTCACCCAATCTAGGCGCATCTTTAAATAAACCACTTGCCTTAGTTAATTTATCTAATGCTCCAGCAGTTAAAATACTTCCACCAACATCTAAACCTAATGCTGTTTTAGGATATTCTGCTTCAAACTCTTTCATTTCAGCACGCTGAATACCTGTGCTTACAGAATAAGGTGACATATAAATAGGTTTGCCATCGTATAAATTAGGCACACCTTCTGCTAACATATCTACCACTTCACCATAATCTTTTGATTTAGTAAATTGCTCAACCATTGCAGTAAGTTCATCAAGACCACCTAAAGTTGCACCTTGACCTACTTTTGCTATAGATGGGTCTAAGAAACCACCTTTACGTAAATTGTTTAATACACGCTTGCCATTATCTTTTAATTTACCTTGATCTTCTAATTGCAATAATGCAGTTCCAAGATCTCTAATAATAATAGATGGTTGTTTGGGAATATCTATCTCACCAGTTGACATTCCTTTTCCAGTCATAATACCCATTTGCTCTAATGTTCTATCAGCAAAATTTGTTTCTGGTTTAACTTCTGGAGCAACACCTTCTGGTTTAACTTCAATTCCACCAGAGATGAGTTGTGTCATTTGATCCTGAGGGATAATAACATCGCCACCTAGTTCTTGATCTATATCAAATAAACCCATTCCCATTATCTGTCCTTATTTAAAAAATTTACTTTCTGTTTTTGGTTCTACTGCTTGATCAATTGAAGTATTGTTCAAAATTTGATTTTGTTCTTCCATCAATTGTTTTGTGTATGATTGTCTGCTATCAACAATTTCTCTAGCAACTTGATTGCGATATTGATTGTATTTAGCACCAGCAACAATAGGATCATCAGTCATTAAACCAGCATTAGCAATAACCCACTCATCCATCTTTAATGCTAACATTTCTTGACGAGTATAGTCTTCTTCTAACGCTTTAAGCATTAGCAAGTTACCCTGTGTTGTATTTAGTAACTGTGGAGATGATTTAACAATAAATGCCAAGTCAACGTTAGTTGGGTTGAAACCAAGTTGTTTAACTTGTGGTAATACAACTAAGTTAGAAATTGCTTTAAAGTCTTCTAATTGAGATATCTCTTTAGCATTAAATTTGTCACCTAATAACAACTGTAATGGTTGTGTTAAGTTTAATGCAATCTCTTTACCTAAACCTGTTTTTAGACCACTATTGAGAATGTCTTGCATACGGATAACTGATTTTTTACCAGCATATGCTTTATTACCTTCATCACGAACACTTTGAACATCTTTAAACATTGCATCACTAGCATTTTTGTTAGCAATACCAATCGTTGTTGTGTATTGTGGACGTTTTGCATTTGCCATTGTTTTTAAGAAATCAATAAATCCATCTGCTTGTTGAGAATATTCAAACTCTTTAATATCAGTTGTAAACATATCTTTAGCAAACTGATACTTAGCATATGTAGGATCATTTTTCATCATACCAAACACTTTATATTCATTTGGTAGTGCATTAAAATCCATTAAATTATATTCTTTCATTTCTTTGCTGTATTTAATCATATCAAAGATAGATTGTCTTCTTTTATCTACAGACTTTTGAGAACCTTCCATACCAGCAAGATATGATTTAATAGGATCACCAGTAAGAGCATATGTTAAACCACCAGTAACAAAACCTTGACCAGTTGCTTGATTTAATATTTTATCTCCAACCTCATTACCAGCAATAGCAGAAATAAATGGATCTCTTCGAGTAAAAAATGGATTAATATTACTTAAACCGAATGTATCCAAGATTCCACTACTAGGTGTTGGATTAATCTGTGTAGTATTTACATTAGGTTGATTTGGATCTTGCATTACATTTTGTTGTGGCATTACATCTTGAAATAGTTTGTCTATCATTATGTCACCTTCACTTTTAATATTTGACCAGGAGTTGGTGTTTGTTGATTTCTGCTAATACCTCCAATAGAAGCAGCACGTTGTGCCATTAACATATCTTTATATTTACGATCTTGGTCTAATTTATTCATGTATAACAAACCACCAGTTGCTACATCTCCACCTGATATATTTGATACCATTTCTTTACCTTTTTCTACTGCTTGACCTAGTAATGATGGCGATTCTGGAACTGGCATTCCTCCACCAGTGTAATCAACAGAAGTTCCTATGCGTGGAGTAAAATCTGGAGCTTGTGCAACTACGTTATCAGTTAATGCACCATACTGTGCAACATTTGCACCTTGTTCAGAGAATGGATACGCTGACCTTGCATCAAATGTTGTTGGTATTGGTGTAGATGGAATGTTTCTTACCATAGGATTTTGCATCATGCTTGTATTTCCCATATATCCTGTTGGATTTATTGCTGTAGTTGCTGTTCCAGCAGAGTCAGTTAACATTGGTGATACAAATTCAGCATTCTGAACACCTTGATTAGCAATTTCACTACCTAATTTAAATGAGTCAAATGCGTTACCAAAAATATTACCAGTAGCAGTAGACACACTAGCATCTCTAGTTGCCGTTAATGGATCTTTGCCCTGTAATAAATTAATACCTAAGTTTGCAAAAAATTGTTCAAACATTATTTACCTCCGCCTGATGATTGTGTTGTTGAAACTTGCCCCATAGGTGCGCCATATGCAGCAGATAAAAAGTTTTGTAGTTTACTATATGGTAAGTTTTGTTGATATTCAAATCTAGCAATATCTGATTCTAATGCTTTTTGCTGGTATCCTTCTGCTGCTTGCCCAACGTTTAATAATTGTTGCAAATCTGTGTAATCCGCCTGCGCAAGTGCAGGGGCATCTCGTAATGCTTGCTCTTGAATTGCACGCTCATTAGCGTAATTTTGATATGCTAGTTCACCAGCTCTGGATGTTAATTCTTTAGCAAGATTTGTAGATGCACGAGATTGTAAGTCTTCCATAGCACCAGAACCATAACGACCTGCTTTAGATGCTTGAGATGCAACATTTCCTAATGCATCATAAAATTGTTGTGTAGCAACTCCTGCTGTTCCTTGTAAGGCATTTGCAAGATATGGATTTATACCTAAATTTGCACCAGAGATGGTTTGACCTAATTGTTGTTGTGCTGCAGGAACTAATGGATTTCCTGCTAATGCTCTATTTTGAAATCCTTGTAATGCTTGTTGAGTTTGTTTTGATGGGGATACATAAGTTTGGTATGGATAGTATGCTGGACCTCTTGTTCTATATAATTGCTTCGCCTCTTCAAGTCCGTATTGCACGAAGGGTCTAACTGTAGGATCTAGTTCTTGCGATGTAGTTTGTCGAGAAGAACCACCCCCTCCACCACCGCCACCGTAAAAGGTAAACGCATCTGGATTTAATCCAAATAAGGTTTTGAAGATTTTTAAAAAGGTCATAATTTTAACTCCATTAGTGTATATTTAGGTTGCATACCCCATTTGATCCGCCATAATCTGACGATACCATCTAGTTTGGTAGAACCTTGTAATTTAGTTCCACCGTTGTGCTTAATCCATTCGATAAACTGATTCCAACACTTTCTATTAGTTTGACCACCAATATAAGTGATATATGCTACTCTATCGTTTGGGTAATTAATCCATTGTACTGTTAATGCACAATGACATTTATGTTCTTCGTCCATCACAAGGAGTAAGTCTGATTGACCTTGTGCGACAAATTGTTTGAGTTGATCTATTGTAAATTCACCAGAACTAACCTCTATTGCTTTTTGTAAGAGTGGTTCTGCTAAATGCCAAAATTGATGGATATGATTTGTAGGAACTACAAATAAATTCTTCTCCATAGGATATATCCTTGTAAAATATACACTATCCGATTATAACATATCCATATGTTTTATTCGACACGCTGTTAGGTAAATGTGTTACCGTTGCTTGTCCTTTTTGTTTATTGCTTACATATAACTCATGTGCTGACCCTGTTGTTTGTGATGGGTCTATCATTTGTAAATTA